GAGCTGCAACAATGCTTGAAACTCATCCGGCTCCAAGCGTGACGCCATAAAGTCACTTATTACAAAGGAGCTGCCAGCCTCAGGAATCTGCAGATAGTCCGCGTGATACTGCAGGCAGTTGTCGATCAAGTCCTGCATTTGCTGGGCCACCACCTGCATCGTGCTATCTCCTTGGCTGCGGTCGATCCTCTTTGATGCGGCCGTCTCTGCTGACAGCTTCTGACCCAGAATCGCGGCTAGTCCTAGCTCGTTAATCTGGCTAGCAATTTGATCCAGCCGGCGGAACTGAGCGTCGAAACTCCGGCCTTGGGGCTCGATGTACTCGGCCTTCGCATCCAAAGGAAGGGCCATCGCTTCTCCGGGGCCTGCGCTGATTTCCTCGGCCGACTGCGGGAAGCCATACACGGCCAACATCGGCACAGCCGAGATATGGAGCTGGTTGTCTAAATCACTCTGCACCTGATAAGCCTTGAGGTTCAGCTCGGCAATATCAGCCAATGGCGGGCGTGATTCGAGAATGCCCGTGCGGTTGGAATAAGCCACAGAAAACGGAATTTCATCCAGGCTCGTCGTGCCCTCATCCACCACTCGGTAGTCGCCTTTCTTATCCTTCTGATGGATCTCGAAAGCGCCAGGAGTCAGGACGCGGACCTGCTCCACCATCTTCTCGCCGTAGTCGCCATCAGGCTGCACCACCTTCTCGTAGAGACGAAGTTGGGTTAATTTCTGCTGCCCGTCGATAATCTCTGACCGCCAGCCGAGCACATCGGGCGGGGAATAAATTGACCAATACGGGCGGCCGTTGTCACCCGCAGCCGGTGCATCAACCAAGACGCCGACGTGACCGTACCGAATCATCTTCCGGGCGGCTTCATACAGAAACACGTCTAAGTTGTTCCCGAGAAGATCAACATCGAATAATTGTTCCGTGACGGTATCACTTACGTCTTGCAGCCGAATAGGCTTTCGCGTCAACATACCGGCCAAAAGTCTTTCTAGCCTGCTAAAAAAAGGCGGCAAAGTTGAACGCATTAAGCGTGAATCGTAGCTCTCATCAAGTTCCCTAGGTTCTTGCGGTAAATATTTTCTATGTTTTTTGCGAATGCCAAATGTGCCCAGGCTGATCGCTTCGAGAAGCTCCCAATGGGGCTCCATGTTCACATAAGCGTTGTTGGGATCACTAACGAGCGCAACGCTAGAGGCACGCTGACGGCCACCTGCAAACGATGAATACATGTCCCGCCCTACTTAATACGCACAGCTTAGTAAAGCCTAATCCCTGTGCCTCGACCAGCACGGGCGTGCAATATCGAAAACTCTCGGAATACGAGGTAGCCAAGAGCGTCGTTCATGTGGTCGTAGCCCGCCTCCTTGTCCGGCTCACCTCGCTCGGTGTAGCTCTGCAGCTCCAGGCACTCAATCGTCCTTTTGCAGTGCGCCGCTACCTGTAGTCGAACCTCGCCCTTGCCGTTCTCCAACAAAGCTTGAACAGAAGCCACCCGATCAGTGACCCTCGGATTAGATCGAGGCGACTGATTGCTGAACCCATAGGACTCGAGAATGCTGATGTCGGTGAGGCTGGCATTAGTAGAACGCGCTGAGCCTGATGCGTCAGGGTAGACATAGATGCGACGGTCGGGATAGCGTCGGCGGATCTCTTGGGCCAAACTGTCGGTGTCACGGGCACCGCTGATCTCATCAATCAGCAATAAAGAGTTACCCAGGCGGCAGCCAATAGTGGCGGACATGTTGCCGATATTGAAGTCCACCCCGACCCTCAGGATTTCGTCGCTGACATCTGGAAGGTCATGACAGATGTGCTTGGCCCGGTCAAATCGGTCGTAGACCTGGCCGGTGGTCAGATTGGTGAACTCGCCTTGGAGATACGCGGCGAGGAGACTCGGATCATATGAAGCCTCGAGCCTCGATATGAAGTCCGGCGGCAGATGTGGATTGTCTGCCGAGCGCATCTTGATCAACTTGCGATCCTTGCGCTCTTTTGCCTCCTCGGTGCCAAACGTGTTCCACATCCAGCGGAAGCCCTCAGGCGTGGAGGCCGCTGCAAACTGCCGGACATTGCCAGCACGAAGGCGGCCGAGAATCTTGGGGAAAGCCCGATCGGCAATAGAGGTGGGGACGGTATCAACTTCGTCCACTAATACCCAGGCCAAATTAAGACCAATGATTCTCGTCCAGCTTTCTAGGGATCGGCAGAGGATTTTTGAATCCCCGCCGGGTAGGTGCAAAATCACCTCAGGGAGTGGACTCGCTCGGAAGGTGTAGGGCACTTCATACCGCTGCAGGAAGGACTCGAACTCAGTCAACCAAATATCGCGCACCAAGCTCTGAGTGGGCTCCATGATGCATCCGGTGAAGCCTTGATTAGCGCAGGCAAGGAAGACAGCCTTAGCAGCTTGCGCGTGCGTCTTTCCGCTGCCGTAGCCGGCACAGAGGCCGAGAATGTCGGTGGTCTGATCATCGACAAACGCCCGCTGTCCTGGGTGCAGGTCGTCGCGGATGCGCTGCAATAGGTCGGTGGTCTCTTCCTGCGTGGGCGGCTCAGCGAAGGCGAGGAGCGGTTCCGCTTCGGTCAAGCCCGCGAGGACGGAAACCATCAGATATCGAAGCGCAGAAGCTTAGCTTGAGTCTCAAGTGCTTTGATTGCGACAGCTACCTGTCGGTCGTCGTTGCCTGCCCGCTTTTCATATTCCGCAAGACGGCGCACCGCAGCGGCCAACCATTGCGGACGCTCAACGGCTGAGTCTTCTTCTATCAACTTGCGAGCGCGTGCGATGTATTCGTCTGTCTGACGGCTGGACAAATCCCACTCAGTCGCGGCGTATTGAAGGATGTCAAAACGCGACCACGATTTAATCAAGAACTGGTAAATCACGTTTACCCGTTCGTGGATTTCTTGGTTGGTTGACTTTTTAGCCATGCCCGGATCTTACAGGCGACGGGTGAAGCTTAGCCAGTCTTTTTTCCTGGGGCGTGCATTTTGCGCCAGTAGTTATTTAGCTGGTTGATTTTGGGAAGGACCAAGTGATGAGAAGAAACAAAGCCGACGTACTCACCCACGGAGACTCGAACGGAACCGTCTTCTTGGTTGAGGATCTTGGCGTTCGGGGGTTGTGGCTCGTCGGTAGGCGTCACGTAATCGGCGCTCATAATTTTCGAATGTGCGGAGGCAGTTGAGGTGTTTTTGATTGCTGAGGTGTTGGTCCATCGGTTTTGGTGTTGTGAAGTTTGAACGCCGGGGGATCGATACGGCACCTCTACCGCCCCTGCCTTTCTCGCACGGCTCTGATGAGGCCGCAACTATTGCGAGTTTTTTATAGCTCTCAACCTGAGGGGGTCTCAGGTATCAGGCTCCCCGGCGTGGTGGTCAGGTCGAAGGCGTGGGATCAGTGGTGAGGGTGAGGCCGTCGCGTAGGGCTTCCTTTTCGAGGTCATACCAATGGTCCACGGTTTGAACCCATTCGTCCCATATAAGTTCGCCTGGGCGGTTTAGAAGGCGATCGAAGAGGGAACGGCGTCGAGCTTCGCAGAGGTAGGAGGGCGGTTCAGGTGGGAGTTCGTCAGCCCAGAAGACGGGCTGGTTTTCGTAATGGTTGAGGCTGGTGTGGTGAAAGTCCATGGATCAGGCGGGGAAGGCGGGGGCGATGCTTTCGATGGTTGCCTTTTCGGCCCAGAGTTCGCGAATGTTGGCGGTGAGTTCGTAAGCGGTGGTGAAGCGTGACCAGGCGCTGCCGGTGTTGTCGCGGTAGCGAATGGCGAGGGTGAGGGAGTGGGTGAGGTTGTGCATGGTTGAGGTGCGGTGAATCGAAGGGGGGAGGGCGCAAGCCCTTACGCCTCGTGTGCGGTGAAAGTTTCCTGCTGCCAGGTTTTGACGCCGAAGGTGCGCTCACCGTTCCATTCTTTAACAAGGGACGCGGCGGCGGCTTCTGCCGCTTGGCGGGTCACGTAGAGCTTGCCAAGGGTGACGCCGTTGCTGGTCACGGAGTGGAAGGTGGAAAGGCTGGTGAAGGTGATCATTTGAGGCGAGGAGTTGTGGGGTCGTCCCCCGTTGAATAAATTATGGCATACCAAGAACAGAAGCGCAAGAGGCAGGCCAAAAAAAAGAACCCCGAAGGGCTCAAGCATTGAGGCTGAGGATTTGGACCTCGTGAGGCTTAGGGCCGGAGAGGGTCAGGATTTGACCTCCTGGCAGGCTGCGGAGCTTCCGCTGGTAAGTGGCCTTACCTTCTGCGATGTCGTTGAAATAGAAACAGTCCCAGACGCCTTCGGGGCCGGTGGTGCCCTGCTGGCGGATGATGCACTGGAAATTGTGGGCCATGGAGCTAGAGGTGAGGTGTTGAGGGGTCGCCCCCGTTGTTGATAGTATGGCATACCAGAGAGAAGAGCACAACCCCCTGGCATAAAAAAAGCCCCGAAGGGCTCAGGCTGCGGCCTTGGCTAAGTAGGCGTCGACCTTGGCGCGGGCTGCGTCTTCGGTCTTGGCTGAACACTTGCGGAACTTGGGCATCTCGAAAGACTTGGCGATGACGTAAAGCTTGAGGTCTTGAGGATCCCAGCGGAACTGCGCGAAGCGGCTGTTCTGGTAGATGCCATTGATCCAGGTGTCCTTGGCGTCGAGGCTGGTGTTGATGAACACGGTCTCAGTGCCGCCGAGATGTGAGGTGTTGCGTTGGATGAACATGGGTTTGAGGTTGAGGTGGTCGGCTCTCGCCGTGGGTTCAGGAGTGGCGGACATTGGCCGCCGTTGCCTCCCGATGACCTAAATATAGCCTGATGGCATACCAACAGTCAAAACCGTAGACAGTATGCCAACTGGTCACGCCTCGTCAATGATTGACCCAATGGTGCAGACAGTGGAGGCTGCAGCAATCGCGGCGAATCCGCAGAAGAGGGCGGCGGCGGTGTGATCGCCTTTCTTGGCGAGGTCGGCGCTGGTGACGCCACCGAAAAGAGCAGCGGCGGCGATGGCGAGGAATGCGAAAGATTTCATGGTTTGAGGTGTTGAGGGTCATCCCCTTGACTCCTTAAGGATATGCCATG